GACCATATCCTTCTTGGGTAAAAAATGTTGCAACTGCATCTTGGAAGTCACCAATCGGTGATGCTCCAAATTTAACTTCTGAGCAAATTTCTCAAAATGAAGCCGAAACACATTCTTGGGATTATGAGTGGAACGAAGAAGGAGAGTCTTGGGATTTGACAAATAGTTTATTGTAGCATAAATTAAGTGGTGGTATGGAAAAGAAAGTTTTAAGTCAACAAGTTATTTATTTTGGAGAAGTAAAAATACCAAAAGGTTTTGAAATTGACAAAGAGTGTTTATCTAAAAATATTTTACACGAAACTTATTATAATCAACAACTTCCTTGTTTTGCAAAACATATTGATCAATTAAATTCTTTTATTAGAGATCATATTTCTATTGAAAATAACTTTAAAATATATAGTGAACGTTTTTTTGGAAATATGTATAAACCAGGAGAGAGCTCACCTTTACTATTAGGTGCTGATTTTAATAATTTAAAAAATTCTGTTGATTATACAACACTATATGGAATTGATGTTAATAGTTGTTTTGTAAATATTTATTTTGACGATAATAGAAAAAAAGAAAGGATGTATAGAACAGAACTTAAAACTAATATGTTTTTAATGTTTCCATCAACAAATAAATATATTATTGAAAATAAACAAGAAAAATCTTTTAATTTTGTTGAAACTATTACTTATGCTCATCCATAAAAAATTTTTAGATAAAAAAGATTTTAAAAACCTTCAATCTGAAATAATGTCTGGAAGGTTCCCTTGGTATTTTTCAGATGGTGTGGTTGATTATTGTGATCCTTTTTTTCAATTTTATTTTTTATTTTATAAAAATGGACAACCTAACTGTGATCCAAAAATTATAAACATGATAAAACCTATTTTAGATAAATTAAAAATAAAAAAACTTTATAGAGTAAAAGCTAATTTAAACTTACAAACAAATGAAATAATTGAACACGGCTTTCACACAGATTGTGATGATAAGAAAAGTAAAACAGCTATTTATTATATAAATACTTGTAATGGGTACACTAAATTTAAAGGTAATAAAAAAATAAAAAGCGTGGCTAATAAATTAATTGAATTTAATTCACAAATTAAACATACTGGATCAAGTTGTACTGATAAAAAACGAAGAGTTATTATAAATTTTAACTATATATGAATTTAAAAAATTATTATTGGTGTTTTACCTCTGCCATTCCTCCTAGATTGTGTGATGATATAATAAAACATGCTCTGTTAAAAAAAGAAACTCTAGGAAGAACAGGGACCTTTGGTGATAAAAAATTATCAAAAGAACAAATTAAAGATTTAAAAACTAAAAGAAACTCTAATTTAATATGGTTAAATGACCCTTGGATTTATAGATTAATACACCCATATATACATAGAGCTAACAAAAACGCTGGTTGGAATTTTGAATGGCATAGATCAGAGGCTGTTCAATTTACTAAATATAAAGTTAATCAACATTATGATTGGCATTGTGATGGTTGGAATAAACCATATGAAAGAAAAAACAAAAATGACCCTGAGCATGGTAAAATTAGAAAATTGTCATTGACTTGTCAATTAACAGATGGGTCTCAATACGAAGGTGGAGAATTAGAATTTGATTTTAGGGATTATGATCCCCATATGAGAGATGAATTAAAACATAAAATACATTGTAAGGAAGTGCTACCTAAAGGATCTATAGTTGTATTTCCGTCATTTGTATGGCATAGAGTTAAACCAGTAACGAAAGGAGTAAGATATTCATTGGTGATGTGGAACCTAGGATATCCATTTAAATAATATGTTCATAAATAATTATTATAACACAACTATTTGGCATGAAGAAAAATCAGAATTTTTAAAATCTTTAAATAAAGCTACTAATAAATATATTAAAGATGCTAGAAGTTTTCCTGAAGCAAAACAATATATAAAGAAACATGGAGATTTTGGAAGAAGCTTCCATTCAACATCTCTAATAAATGATACTGATTTTTTAGATTTTAGAAATTATATTGGACAAAAATCTTGGGAGTATTTAGATCATCAGGGTTATGATATGTCACAATACACAACTATGTTTAGTGAGATGTGGGTACAAGAGTTTGCAAAAAAAGGCGGAGGTAATCACTCTGCACACATACATTGGAATCAACATGTATCAGGTTTTTACTTTTTAAAATGTAGTGATAAAACATCTTATCCAATATTTCACGAGCCAAGAACCGGTGCTCGTGCTACTAAATTAAAAATGAAACCAAATCGAAAAGGTGTGTGGCCCGGTGAAGAATATATAAATTTTAAACCTAAACCAGGGACCCTTATAATATTTCCTGGATTTTTAGAGCATGAATTTGCAGTTGATCATGGTGTAGAACCATTTAGATTTATACATTGGAATTTACAAGCAGTTCCAAAAGAACTAGCAAAAGATGTTTAAAATAACAAATAATTTTTTTGATAAAAAGCAATATAAAAAAATGAAAAATATAATCACTGATAAAAATTTTCCTTGGTATTTACAACATAAAATTACTGAGAAAGATAAAGGTATTTTTTTCTCTCATATTTTTTTTAATGATAATGGTATTAATAGTGTTTATTATAAAGACATAGTGGTTCCTTTTATAGAAAAATTAAAAATTAAAAAATTATTAAGATCAAAAATAAATATGTATCCTAAAACAAATAAAGAAATCGCTCATGGTTTTCACACAGATAGAAGAGATAAACACAATGTTGTTTTATTTTATTTTAATAAAAATAATGGACATACTTTATTTAAAAATAAAAAAGTTAAATCAGAGGACAATAAAGCCGTGGTGTTTGATGGATTATTTAAACACTCTAGTACAAGTTGTACAGATAAAGATTATAGAATTACTTTAAATATTAATTATGAGTTTTAAAAAAAATAGATATAAAATAGTTAGAAATGTTATATCAAAAGATCTTGCAATCTTTGTTGCAAATTATTTTTCTATGAAAAAACAAGTTCATGATACTTGTTTAGAACGTCAATATTTTTCACCTTACGAAAACATATTAGGTTTTTATGAATTAGAGCATGAACAAATTCCAGGTAGCTACTGTTGCTACGCTGATATCGCCATGGAAACTTTAATGTTAAAATGTCAACCGATTATGGAAAAGGCAACAGAATTAAAATTATATCCTGCATATACATACGCTAGAATTTATAAAAAAGGGGATAAACTTGAAAGACATAAAGATAGATTTAGTTGTGAGATATCTACTACTATGAATCTTGGAGGTGATCCTTGGCCAATATATTTAGAGCCGTCTGGTAAAGAAGGACTAAAAGGTGTTAAAGTAGATTTAAAACCAGGAGATATGTTGATATATTCTGGTTGTGATTTAGAACATTGGAGAAACAAATTTAAAGGTAAAGAATGTATTCAAGTTTTTCTACATTATAACAATCAAAAAACTCCTGGATCTAAAGAAAATATTTTTGATAAAAGACCACATTTAGGTCTTCCAACTTGGTTTAAAAGGTAGTATATTATAATGGAGGCAGTGGACACCACCACATACCACCCGCTGTCTCCTTTATAATACAGTCGTTGACACTGTTTAATAAATTGAATAATATAGCTAAATTTAAGGAACCCAAAATATGGCAAATACTACATCAGCAAATTTAAAATTAACAGTACAACAAACTGGAGAAAATGCAGGAACTTGGGGTCAAATTACTAATACTAATTTATTGATTCTTGAGCAAGCAATAGGTGGATACGATACAGTTGACTCTGCATCAGGTGCTACTTTAACTTTTTCAAACGGAGCATTATCTGATGGTAAAAATCAAGTATTAAAACTAACCGGTACAATTTCTGGTAATGTAAACGTAACTATTCCTGATTCAATTGAAAAAACTTATATTGTAGAAAATGCAACAAGTGGAGCCCATACTGTAACTTTTAAAACAAGTTCAGGAACAGGTATAACATGGTCTGCAACAGACAAAGGTAAGAAAATTTTATATTCTGATGGAACTAATATTGAAGAAGGAGTTACATCGACAGGTAGTTTAATTACCGGAGACATTACTACAAACACTATTTACACTAGTAATCTTACAGTAACTAATGACACAAATGTTAGCGGTATTACTATAAGTGACAATGTTACAGCAGCAAATAATATTACAACTACATCTGGAGATGTAGTTTCATCTGCTGGTAATATGACAGATCAAAAAGGTGAAGTAAGATTGGTTCCAGCAAATACTCAAGGATCAACATATACTTTAGTGGCTAGTGACCATGGGAAAGTTATTATTGCTTCTGATACAATAACAGTTCCTTCTGGAGTTTTTTCAACAGGTCAAACTATTTCAATTTATAATAACACTGCTAGCAGTATTTCAGTAAATCGTTCTGGTGTTACTATGTATTGGGCAACTGATGGAACAAATGCAGATAGAACCTTAGAAACTAGGGGAGTTGCAACCATTCTTTGTGTAGGAACAGATACATTTGTAATTACTGGTGGAACTTTATCATAGGAAAAAACTATGACTCATTATGCTTTATTAGCAGGTGCTGGTGGTTGGTTTCCATTAGCAGCTTCAGGTGGAACAGAATCTATTGAAAATATTGGTGGAATAGATTATAAAGTTCATAAATTTACAACAACAGGAACATTTACAATTTCAAGAGCGGGTACTCAAGGTCTTATCCAAGTATTTATGTGGGGAGGCGGTGGAGGTATTGGCGGTTATTCTACATCACTTGATCCTGGAAGAAATGGTGGAGATGGTGGTGGAGGAGCCTATGCTGAAAATACATCAATCAGTGTAAGTGCTGAGTCATTAAGTGCTTGTGTTGGCGGTGGAGGCGGAGTAGGTTCACTTGGTTCAGGATCAGGTGGAGGTGCCGCTGGTTCAGGTGTAACAATAGGTCCAACAAATTATTATTTTGGTGCAAGAGGAAGTAATGCAGGTCCATCAGGAACTTCAGCTGGTGGCGGTGGAGGTGGTGGAGCTTCTGCTTTATTAAGAAGTACAACAGGTTTAATAGTAGCTGCCGGAGGCGGTGGTGGAGGTGGTGTTGAAAGAGCAGGTTTAGGATATGCTGCTGGAGACGGCGGAGGCGGCGGTGAAGATGGTACTGCTTCACCTCAAGGTGCATCAGGAGGAACTGCAGGTTCATCAGGCACAACAAATGGTTTATTTAATGATCCAACTGGAGACAAATCTGCTGGAGGTGGCGGTGGAGGTGGTACTGCTGGTGGTGGCGCTGGAGGTAATCCAAGTGGAGACAACCAAGGTGGTGGAGGTGCTGGTGGTGGTACTTCTACAGGAACAAGTGTTACAAATGGAAGTGGAAGAGAACCAGGAAACAATACAGGCTATAATGATTCTGATTATGGCAAAGGAGGAGGTGGAGGTTATCCTCCATCACAATCAGATGGTAACGGTGGACTTATAGTGATAAGATACCCAATAGAATTTCCAGGATAATTATGTTGCAAAAACTTAACTTTAAACCCGGTTTTAATAAAATGGTCACGGACTCAGGAGGTGAATCTCAATGGGTGGATGGTGACTTTGTTAGATTCAGATATGGTTTACCTG